TGAAAGAATAATGTCTAATGCTAGTTTATTAATGATACATAATGCTTGGACAAATATTTCTGGTAATGCAAATGAACTTAGAAAACAGGCGGATGATTTAGAAAAAATAACTCAAGCATCTATAAATGTATATTTACAAGATGTGAATATATCAGAGGAAGAATTAAGGCAACTTTTAGATAATGAAACATGGCTAACGCCTCAAGAAGCATTTGAAAAAGGATTTGCAACTACCATAACAAATGAAAAGAAAAATGAATCAGTAAGCCAAGATATTAGAAATTATTTAATGTCTATGATACTAGAAAGACAAGAACAAGAAAAAGAAAAGAAATTAGAAGAATTACATCAAAAATTAAAAGAAGGCGAAAAAGAACCAAATAAACAAATAATAAGCGGTTCTTTTTTTAATGCAATAAATAAAATAGTGGGAGGAGAAAAATAATGCCAATATCAGTAAATACTAAAATACAAGACCCAGGAGTAGGAGCAGTTGTCCAAGCTGCATTAGGAAGTGGAGCGCAAGAAGGTGATAATTTAGCTATGGAAGAAGCTCTTTTAATATTTAAACAACATATAATTGATGAAGTTAAGGCTGATTCTGATAAGTATAACGAAGAAGCAGATAGAGCTGTATTAGCACAAAGAGGATATAGACAATTAACAAATAAAGAAAAAGTTTGGTATCAAAAATTTATAGAAGCATCAAAAAGTAGAACACCAAAGCAAGAATTCTCGAATTTTTTAACATCTCCAGAAGGTATAATGCCAGAAACTATAATAGAAGATGTATTTAAAGATTTAAGAGAAGAGCATCCATTATTAAACAAGATAAATTTTACTCATACAAAATTTTTAACTAAATGGGTATTGAATGATCATACAAGAGATACTGCATTCTGGGGCGAATTAAACTCAGACATAGAGAAAGAGATAACATCAGCATTCAAAATTGTAGATATATCTCAAAATAAGTTATCTGCATTTGCTGCAATACCTAAAGATATGCTAGATATAGGACCAACATTTATAGATAAATACATAAGAGAAGTTTTAAAAGAAGCTATTTCTTCAGGACTTGAAAAAGCTATAATAGATGGAACAGGTAAGAATGAACCTATAGGATTAAATAGAAATATATCTAAAGGAGTAAGTGTTTCAGATGGAGTTTATCCTAAAAAAGATACAATATCTGTAACATCTTTTTCTAAAGAGGAATATCCGAAATTAGTATCTAAATTAATTAAAACAGAAAATGAAAGAATGAGAAAAATAGAAAAGAACCCAGTTACACTTATATGTAATCCTATTGATTATTATAATAAAATAATGCCTGCAACAACTGTTGAAACATTTGGAGGATACAATCGTAATGTTTTTGTGATTCCTACTGATGTTATAAAATCTAATTTTATACCTGAGGGTGAAGCTATACTATGTTTAATAGAAGAGTATTTTATGGGTATGGGTGGATCTAAAGATGGAATTATAGAGTATTCAGATGAGTATAAATTCTTAGAAGATATGAGGTATTACAAAATAAAAACTTTTGGAGATGGTAAAGCTTATGATAATACGTCAGCGTTATTATTAGATATATCAGAATTAGAACCAACATATACAACAGTTAATATTAATACAGATACTCAAACTTTAGCTAAACAAGCATCAAGAAAGACTAAGTAATGGAATCTAAAGAATCCTTAATAATAAAAGTTAAAAATATTTGCAACATAACTTGGGAAGATGAATCTATCAATAAAAAAATAGATAGTATGATAGAAGATGCAGAAATAGCATTAAATCATAAGTTAGGTGCTACGATAGATTATTCTGTAAAAGGTATGGAGCGTAGATTATTTTTAAATTATTGTCTGTATGCATGGAATGATTGTTTAGATGAGTTTGATAAAAAATATATGAACGAGATATACCAAATAAGAGCTATATATGAGGTAAAGCAATATGCTGAAAAGAAAAATCAATCAATATAATGATGGAGTATTGAAGTTTGGTAGATATGTAGAAAAGTATGATAATAATGAAATTTTATTAGATGAAAAAGAGTTTATTCAAGAGGGTAAGCTCTTTTTTTCATATAAAACCATTAGAGAGCAGGATAGGTTAAAGTTTGATGATACAGGGTATAAAATAGAACTGAAGATTAACACTCCATATATGAATAAAATAAAGAGTGATCATATAGTTTTAATTGATGATAATGTATATAGTATTAAATACATAGAACCTGATTTTACTAAAAAGAATTTATATATGTTTTTAAGTAATTATGAAGATGAAATGGATACATATATATCTATTTATAAAGCAAATAGAATTAGCCCTATAGCAAATCAAACTTTAAATATTTTTAAAAATGCTTGGTGTAAAGTAGAAAATATTTTAGATAAGTCGACTAGAGAAAAGACATCTAATGATATATCTAAAATTATTGTTCAGAAAAAGATAACTTTAAAATATATTAAAGAGTTGGATTCATCGATAAGTAAAGATATTTTATCAAAATATAAAATTGGCATTAATGGCGTTAAGTATAAGATAATTAGTTCATTAAATATAAATAATGAAAATAAATTAATTCAACTAGAAATTGAAAAGGAGTCTTAAAATGGGCTTGGAATTTGATTTTAGCAAAGTTAAAGCTAATCTAATGACTATTCAGAAGAATATTAGAAAAAATGTAATAGACAAAAGCCTTGATGCGGGAGCAGAAATAATTCTTGAAGAAGAAAGGAAAAATGTTCCTGTGCATACACCTAACAAAAAGAATCGTAGAGCTGGTGGAAGATTAAAAGCTAGTTTAGATATTGGTAAAAAACAAGGAACTGATTTAAAGAGAAAAGTTCATGTAGGGATTCAAAATGCTCAAGAAAGAGAAGTAGTATATGGATATTATCAAGAACATGGTTACTCTAGAGGAGGTAAAGCCGTTGCAGGTAGGAAATGGATGAAAAAATCATTCAATAATTCTATAAAAAAAGCTAATGAAGCTATAAATAAAACTGTAATGAAAGAAATAACATCAGGAATAAAAAAGTAGGTGGAATAAATGCATCAAATATTAGTCGATTTGCTTGAACAATTCGGAATAGATATTGGATGGGAAGAGTTAGATAACACAGAGTCTTTAGATGAATATATAGTATTTAGCATATACGATGATAAAGATTCTAATATAACAACAGAAGGCAATTTAACTGAAACATATTATATAACAGTTAATTACTGGTATAAGAATTTAGATAATATAAATAAATATAGAAAAATTAAATCATTATTAAAAGAAAATGGATTTATCTATGATGGCGGTAATGATTTAAAAGGAGAAGGAGTTCGTGGTAAAAGCATGGACTTTATATATGTAATGGATACAACAGATATAAAAGAGTAGTTTTGTATATGAAACTACTCTTTTTGTGTTAAAAATATAAAAATATATAAGAAAGAAGGTAGCAATATGAAAAAAACAAAAGCGTGCGTAGGATTAAGTAATATACATTTTGCACCGTTTAACGGTTCTACATTTGATTCTCCAGTTCATATATTTCATGCGAAAAAAATAGAGAATAAATTCAAATATGAGAATATACAAGAATGGGCTGATAATATAGCGGTTATAAATGAATTCTTATACGGTGGTGGAGAAGGATCTCTTACTGTATTAGGATTAAGTAAGGAAGAAAGAGTATTATTATTTGGAAATAAAGCCGTTAAAGGTGGGATAGCTGTATCTGATACAGACGAAGCACCTATAGGAGCATTTTTATTCGAGAGAAGAATAACAGGCGGTGCTAGAAGACTATATGTTGTATATGCATGTAAGTGTTCTCCAACAGATATATCAGGTGAAACAATAGAAGAAGGAAAAGGTAACTATGAAACAAATGATATAGAATACTCTATAAGTTCATGTGAACATGAAGGCGTAAATCTAGTGTATTTCTACATAGATACGGATGATTCAACAGTAGATCAGCAACAAGTTACAAACTGGTTTAAAGAAGTACAGTTTCCTCAAGAAATTACAGACACAGAATCACTTAAAGCTACAGAAACTAATATAGATGATGGAACAGGAAGAATTAAAGTTACAAAATCTAAAAAGCAACCAGAGAAGAATATAGAAAAAGATATAGAAACTACAAAATTAGATTCTAAGGAAGTTTCAGAGGCAAAGTAATATAAAATATCAAAGGAAAATAAAAAGACTGTATGAATAGCTTTAAATTCATGCAGTCTTTTTATTTTAACTAATAGTATGCATTGCTAATAAAAAGTAGGTGATAAAAATGTATACATCGACTTTAAATTTAGATGGACATGAATTTAAAGGAACAATGGATATATATTCATTGAAGAAGATACAAGAGGACCTTTTAAATGAAGGTGAACAAACAAGTATTACTAATATATTTATAAAAATTTCTGAGTTCAATATGCTTTATATTTCTTCATTTGTACTTAATACATTAGCAAGAATAGATAAATCACAATCTAATAAATTCTTAGAAATTTACTTAAAAGATACAGATGATTTAGAAGCATTAAATAGATTTAATTCTATTTTTACATATATAAATGACGTAATGACTAAATGTCTTCCAAAAACTAAAGAGAGTAAAGAAGAATCAATATTTGAAGATGATTATTTATTATATGAAGATAAGGATTGGGAGTTAGATTATATGGAATATATTTGGAATAGTATAATCGGTAGAAATGATAACTTTTGGAATATAACTCCTAAAAATTATTTTGAACAACTTAATATATATAAGAAATTTAACAATATAAAAGATGAAGAAGTTGAAGTATTTTAAGGTGGTGGTTAAATGTCTAATAAAAAAGAAGAAGTAGGAGAATTAGCCATATCCCTTAGTTTTGAGTCTCAGAGTGCAGACAAACAAATTTCATCATTAAATAAACTTATAAATAGAACTGAAAAAGAGTTTAAATCTGCAGCTAAAGGCGTTAAAAACTTTGAAGATACATATCAAGGCTTAGATTCAAAAATACAAAAATTAACTAAACAACTTGATGCAAATAATAAAAAATTAGAAATACAAGAAAAAGAGCATAAATCAGTTGCTAAAGCCCTTGAAGCAAGTAAAAAGAAATTAGAAGAAATGGACGAAAGCATTGATAAAAACTCTAAAGAGTGGAAAGATCAAGCTGATCTAGTTCAGAAAAATGCTGATAAATTGGCGAAACTATCAAGTGATATAACAATAACTAAAGGTAATATATCAAAATTAACAACGGAGCTTAATGAATCTAAAACTAAGTTTGAACAATTAGGAAATAAAACTGAAACACTAGATGAAAAATTAGAGAATATATCAAGAGAAGCAGAATTAACTCAATCAGAATTTAATAAATTAGGAACACAGTTAAATCAAAATGGTACATACTTTCAAAAGTTAGGTAACGAAATAAATAAACTTTCATCTGAAATTAAATCAGGTACTAGTAAAATAAATGCATATGAAAATGAAATTGATAAATTATCAAGTACTTTAAATAAACAAAAAGATGAATACTCTCAATTAGAATCTAAAATACAAACATACTCTCAACATCTTGATAGAGCATCAAATATGTATGGAGAAAATAGTTCACAAGTTAATGAATACAGGCAGAAACTATTACAATTAAAAGATTCATTTAATACTCTTGAAAATGAAATAAATCAAAATGAGAATGAATTAAAAGAATATAAAACTGCTCTTAATAATACTCAAGCAGAGGTAAAAGAACTATCTAATGAACTTTTAAAAATGCCCTTTGATAAAATTAGTAGTAGTTTAAATGGTGTTGGTAATGATTTAAAATCAATTGGTCAATCTATGACAACAGGAGTAACAGCACCGATTACATTAGCAGGTGCTGCAGCAACTAAAGCTGGAACTGATTTTACAAGTGCAATGAGTAAACTTCAAGCAACATCTGGTATTGCAGATAAAACTGCTACATCCTATGTAAATCTTGAGAAAAAGGCTTTAGAAATGGGAAGCTCAACATCGTTTAGTGCTAGTGAAGCAGCAGATGGATTGACATATCTTGCATTAGCTAGTTGGGATGTAGAAACACAAATTGAAAGAATAGAACCCGTTCTTAGAGCTGCAGAAGCAGGTGGAATGGATTTAGCAAGATGTTCTGATTTAGTAACTGATAGTATGAGTAGTGCTTCGATTGCATCAGAAGACTTTGCTACTTATTTAGACATAGTCGCACAAGCTCAAAGAAAATCAAATACATCTATGGAACAAATGCTTGAAGCTTATACAATTGCAGGTGGAATGTTTAGTTCATTAAATATTCCTTTAGAAGAATCAGGTGCTTTATTAGGGATACTTGCAAATAGAGGCACTAAAGGTTCAGAAGCTGGAAATGCTCTTATATCTGTATTTTCAAATTTAATTACAGAAACTGGTCAAGCAGGAACAGCACTTGAGGCAATGGGTATTTCTTTATACGACTCAACTGGAAAACAAAGAAATATGGTTGAAGTATTAAAAGAAATGGCTAAAAAATTAGGTGTAACGGCTGATGGAACTTCTAATTTAACTGAACAACAGAAGCAGCAATATGCTGCAATGGTTGGTGGCAAAACGCAGTTTGATACATTAATGAAACTTCTGTCTGGTGTATCAAATGAATACGACGAGTTACATAGTCAATTAATTAATAGTAACGGTGCTTTAGAAGAAATGGCAACTATTATGAAAGATAACCTTGGCGGTAAAATAGATAATATGAAATCTGCTATAGAGGGAGCATTAATTGAAGCATTTAAAGCTCTTGAGCCTACTTTAGAAAAAATAGTAGGATGGATAACAGAAACTGCAAACTGGTTTAGTAATTTAGATGAAGAAGCGCAAAAAAATATAGTAACCATAGCTGGAGTGGCCGCTGCTACTGGTCCTTTACTTGCCGTACTAGGACAAATTTTAATTGTAGGTGGGAATGCAGTAAACTTATTTGGAGCCTTAAAGACAGCTGGTTCCGGGAATATAAAAATGTTTGGATTATTAAAAAATGCAATTGGATTAGTTTCTGGACCAGCAGGTTTTGTTGCTTTAATTGGAATGTTAGTGGCTCTTATGGCTAAGTTAGGTGATAATGAAAATAAATTATCTGACTTACAAGAAAAATGGGGAACATTTGGGAAGGTTATCGGACAAATTTGTGAGCATATGACTGGTACTGTACAATTATCTGTTGGTAATATAGGTATTTTACTATCTACACTAGGGAAAACTATATTAGCAATTTTAAAAGGTGACTTTAAATCTATTGATGATATTTGGGCAGAAGGCTGGGCAAAAGTAGAAAATAATACGGCAATAGCAATGTCTAACATCAACTATGAAAGTTCAAATGGGATTGCATTAATGCGAGAAATGACAGAAATTGAATTAAACAATTTAACGGGTACATTTGATGTAGCATTAAAAGAATTACCAAAACTTACAGCTGATAATGCTAGCGAAATGGCAGATACATTTGTAACTAGAATGCAAGGTTTAGATGCAGATACATTAACTATCCTTCGAGGCACTTCAGACACTATGGCGGTATTATTTGAAGGTATATATGAAAATATGAGTAAAGAAGATGCTCATAATAAATTTACTGCTAATCTTGAAAGTATGGCCAAAAGTGGAGAGTTTACATCAGATAAAATAAGTCAAGACATTTCAGATGCAATGAATCTAATAGATAAAAATGTAATGGATGGATCTGAAAGAGTAAAACAATCTGCTCAAAATATGTTTGATAACTTAACTACTATATCTCAATTTGGTATGGATGCTACAGTTGAAAATGTAGTAAGTTCTGTAAATAATATGAGTGACGAAACTATAGCTCAATTAGCATCAATGGGTGGTCATTGGGAGACATTATTCGGAGGAATAGCATTAACAGGAAAAGATGCTATAGGAGATATGGAAGGTCATATAAAAGGCAGACTTCAAGAATTATCTCAAACAAGTCCTCAATTTGTTGCAGAAATGGAAGCTCAAATGTCGGCTTATTTTGAACAAGCTAATACAAATGGTTCTACTAGTATAGATGAGTTAAGCAATAATGTTGAAGCTGATTCTAAACAAATTGAACAAAGTATGGACATTCATACTAAAGATGGTACTAATGCTCTTAATACTAATTTAGATAAAGGGGCTAAAGATGTATCTAAATCTTTAAATGCTATAAAAAATACTACTAATACAGATATGGGTTCAGCTAACAATGCTATGCAACAAAATGCAACAACAATGTACAAAGGTGTAAGTACTTCATTCTATAAAATGGAGCAAAAAGCAAAACAAAGCTCAACAGATATGATGAAGGGCGTTAATACATCTACGCATAAAATGGCAAATGAATCTAGACAAGATGCAAGTCATATGCATAATGGGGTAAGAGATAGTGCTAGTGCAATGTCTTTAAAAGTACGTCAGAGTGCATCAGAAATGTATAAAGGAGTTACGACTAGTACTCGTAAAATGGCTGATGCAGCAATTTCAGATTGGAATAGAGTTAGAAAAGCTTACTCTAAACCGATTACAGGAACTGTTACTAAGACAACAGTTAATAAAAGTATTTCTGCACAGTCTAAAGTTAGAAGTATTCCTACTAATAATGATATACCTACAATAGCTAGCTTAGAGCCAACATACCAATTAAGAACACCAGATATTAGTGATTTTGCTATATCAAGTAGATATTATAATTCAAGTTATTCTGAGAGAGTATCTATAACTAAAGCTAAACATAATGATTCAAATAAAGATAATATTTCTAAAACAAATGAATTATTAAATCAACTTATCTCACTAATGAAAAATAATAATCTTAATAATGAGGATATTATAATTCAGGTAAATCTTGAAGGAGAAAAAATAGTGGATTATGTTAGCAAAAAAATGGCTAGAAATGTTAGAAAAAGGATGTAATTAAATGTTAGTAAACAATAAAAATATAGATATATTTAAATGCAGATGTATAAAATTCACACCAAATTCTTCTACATATAAAAATAATTCTATAGTATATACATGCAATAATATAAATCCTTTTAAAGGGATGAATGTTGAAGAATTAAGAACAGTAGAAACTATATTTATTTTTTATGGGAGTAAAGAAAATATACAGAAGAATATTAGTAGATTTATAGAAGAAATAAAATACTCTATAGTTAATATAGGTAGTTTTTATTATGAAATAAATATAAAAACTACATCCGAACCTACTGTATTAACTAATAACTCGTGTAAATTAAACTTAACTTTTGATTTATTTAATATGTATGAATCAGAAAAAAGTATAACTATAAATACAAGTAAAACAATTACTATAAATAGTCCTAAACCTTGTTATGCTAATTTAGAAATATTAGCTAATACAAATGTAACAGAAGCAGTTATTTCTATAAACGATACAGATATTACTGTAAATAATATAAAAGGTAATGAAACGATATCTATTGGCTCTGGTAAAGTATTAGCAGGAGGTAAATCAAAAATAGAAGATGTTGATATATGGGAATTTCCTATATTAAGACCAGGATCTAATACAATTAAAGTAAATAGAGAAGATGTAAATGTAACTGTTAAATACAATGAAAGATGGTAGCAAATATTGTATAATTAATTTAATAAATAGAAGGGAGGTTAAATATGTATTTAGATACTAATGAATGTTTTAAAAATACTGGAAAAATAAATAGTACTAGATTTGGAGATTTCTATGTAATGGCATCTAAGGGAGATATACAGGAAAAAAAACACTATTTAGATGAACTGCAGTATATTGTAAATAGATGTAGAGATATCCTAAATAACAATGGTTCAATTGAAATATTCAAAGAGTATACAAACGCTCCAGAAGAAACTGTTAAAATCATAGATAATATAAATGATTTTGATGAACTTGTAGAACATATGAATAATATTCATTCCATAAAAATTAAATAAATAATTAGAAGATCCTAAGGTTAGGGTCTTTTTTTATACTTAAATTTGAAAGGATAATAACTATGTTAAAGATAAATACAACTATAAATTTAAATGGAACAAGCGAAATTAATGGACAAGTAGTAGCATATATGAGTGCGAGCATAAGCACAGATGGTCAAAGTGCAAATATAAACAAAAGTATAGCTAATCAAGACTTATACAATGCAAATAAAGCATCAATTAGAGCTGATTTTGCAAAGTTTGAAGATGAAGTATATAAGGTTGAGGATTCAATAAATAGTGAAATATCAGTCATCTTAGATGGTAAATTAACAACAAAATCAATAAAAAAGGATGGTAAATAATTATGAAATTAACAAATAGAAAAATAGTAAATGATGCAAATTTATTAGGGAATTTAACACATAAGCAATTACCTATCAAAGTTTCTTATGCTATAGCAAAGAATATCTCTAAGATAGAAAAAGAATTAGAAATATATAATAAAGAAAGACAAAAATTAATAGATAAATATTGTCTAAAAGATGAAGAAGGTAATTTAATTGATGAAAACAATCAATTTAAAATAGCTGATGGAAACTTAGAAGCTTGGAATAAAGATATGAATGAGTTATTAGACATAGAAATTGATATAAATATACATAAGTTTAGTAAAGATGATTTATTTAATAGTAACTGTAATATAACTCCTGCAGAACTTATGCTAATAGACTATATGATAGAAGAATAATGAAAAAGGAGTAAGAGCATGTTGAAATTATATAACAAAGAGCATGTTGCAATAGATACTCTTACAGATACTAAAGATTTAAAAATAGAATATGTACTTAGTGGAGAGGACTTACTTGAGTTCTCTCTTTCTATTTCTGATGAAAAAATAAACTTACTTGAAGAAGAAGGATATATAAGAACTAAAGATAATGAGTATGTTATTAAAGCAATAGATCCTAGTGATAATTTTAAAAGATTTAGTTGTAATATAAATGTTGAGGCTTTAGTTGGAAAAGCTATAGCTAGTTTTGATACAAGTAATAATAATGTAAATGACACTATAAGATTAGCTATAGCTGGAACAGGTTGGATATTAGCAGATAATAATATAACTAAAAGAAGAACAGTAAGACTTACTAATACAAATGCTTTAGAAGTACTAAGAGAAGTTAGAAAAGTATTTAGAGTCGATATTAGGTATGATGCAATAAATAAAATTATATATGTATATGAACAGTTTGGAGAAGATAGAGGAGTTTATTTTAGTGATGAATTAAACCTAAAATCTTTTAGCATACCTTCTGATACATATGATTATGCAACTAGATTATATCCTAAAGGGAAAGATGGACTTACCATAGCAAGTATAAATAATGGCAAAGAGTATATTGAAAACTTCCAGTACTCAAACAAAGTTTTAGAACTTATTTGGGAAGATAATAGATATACAGATGTAAATAGTCTTAAGGAAGATGCCGAGGTTAAATTAGATGAATTATCAAAGCCTAAAAGGACCTATCAAGCAAGTATATCGGATTTAGCTAAGCAAAGTGAAGAATATAATTTTTTAGACTTCTTTTTAGGTGATACTATAACTCTTTTATCTAAACAAGAAAAATTTAGAGATAAACAAAGAATAGTTAAGTATATTCAGTATCCTGATGATCCTTCGCAAAATAGTTGTGAGTTAGGAAACACTACATTAACTTTTGAAGAATTACAAAAAGAAAATGAAGCTAAGAACAATACGATAGATGCAATCACTAGTGATAATGGAACTATAGATGGTTCAAAAGTAGAAAATTTACCAGCCGAGAATATTACTAACTTGGATGTAGAAGTAGCTAAAATAGTTAATTTAGAAGCAATAAGTATAAAAGTAAATAACTTAGAAGCAGCTAATGTTACTATTACTGGTAAATTAAATGCTATAGAAGGGGAGTTTGGTACATTAAAAGCAAATGTAGCTACAATAGATAAGATTACAGTAACTCATACAGCACAAATAAATAATTTAGAAGCAAAGAAGGCTAGTATAGTTCAATTAGAAGCAGTTTTTGCAACTATAGGAACAGTAGAGGCAGAAGTTGCTAAGATACAAATACTTGTAAATGGGAATTTGACATCTGAAAATATTCACTCTTTACACTTAACAAGTGCTTCTGTAACAGTTGAAAATGGATTTATTAAAAATGCAATGATAGAGAATTTAGATGTATCTAAAGTTAATGCTGGAGATATATCAACTAATAAATTTAGAATCAAGTCAGATGATGGTGGAATAGAAATTGTAGGAGCAACTCAACAGTTCAAGGATAAGAATAATAAAGTAAGAGTTCAAATAGGAAGAGATAAAAATAATAATTTTACTTTTTCTTTATTCGATGAAACAGGCGTAGGAGTATTAATAGATCATACAGGAATTAAAAAAGGAGCTATAGCTAATGATTTAATTGTTAGTGATATGATAGCGAGTGATTCAGTAGGAGAAAAACAAATTAATTATAGTTCTTTTGTTACAGGGTTTAATAAAGATACTAACACTAATACTATTAAGTCTACTAAGATAATGCTTAATAATCAGAATCAAACTTTAGATATTGCATTTAATAGCATTAAAACTCAGGTTGATACAACTAAAGCATTAACAGAATCGCATTCTACTACTATAGGCATTATGCAAGGTCAAATAAGTACTGCTATTAACAATACTCAAATAGTAAAAGATGGTCAAACTATATTACTTAAAGATGATTATAACCGCACTGTACAAACGGTAAATAGTATAAATAGTACGTTGGGTAGCCATACAACACAAATTAATGAAGCAACAGGGAAAATAAAAGGTGTTGAAACTAGAGTTAATACAGTAGAAAGAGATTTATCTAGTATAACAGCTAGAGTTAGTTCAACTGAATCTACAACAACTACTTTAACTTCTAAAGTTAATGCAGTGGAAGGAACTGCGAACACTGCTAAGACAACAGCTAATACAGCTAATAGTAATGCTACAAATGCTATGAACAAAGCAAATGATGCCAATTCAAAAATAGACAATCTTGAAATAGGTAGTTCAAATCTTATATTAGGTACTAAAGATTTTACTATAGACAATTCAAGAGTGAAGGGTTGGCTTAATCAAGGCGGATTTACTATAACACAAGAAGGTGGTTATAAAATAGCAACACATAGTGCTAGTGGCTTAACTCGTAATACTATAAAAGGATTATTTTCTTCATATATACCTTGTAAAAAAGGTGATACTTTTACAGTATCAGTATACATTAAAGTCGAGAGTGTTAATAATTGGGATGTTAAAGTACCTTTTATAGTTGAAGGCTATGATGCTAAAAAAGCAAGAATTGAGTATGTGGATGTATCTGTAATTAATAACAATTCTAATAAACCAACACTTGTAAATAATGAGTGGGTTAGATTTGTATATACTTACACAATCACGAATGTAAATACTACTTCATTTGGAATAAGATTAAGTTTATTTAGAAATGGAAAAATATCTTTTAAAAAGGCTCAAATAGAAAGAGGTAACAAAGTTAGTGATTGGTCAATATCATCTGATGATTTACAAAATCAAATAGATACTCATACTACTCAAATAACTACTACAAATAATAAAGTTTCGTCTATAGAAACTAACTTATCTAGTATAACAAGTAGAGTATCTAATGTAGAGAATACAACAGCTACTATAAATGGAAATGTAACTAATTTACAAACTAGAATGAATACTGCAGAGCAAAAAATAACAGTAACTGCCATAACAAACACTATTACAGAGCAAATTAATAATGGTCATATATTAGTAAATACGTCATCTACAAAACTGGATAAGTATGGATTTCATTTTATTAAAAATAATCAAAAACTATCTTCTCTTAAAAATGGTGGTCTTTATGGTTATAATTCAAATAATGGAAAATTTTTAGGTTCTATGCAGCCT